ATCTACTACTAAGGTATCGGTATCTACTTGTAAGCCATTTTTTACTTTAAAATCTTTATCTGTTGCCATCTTCCCTATCCAATGGTTATGTGGTTATGCAATGTCGTACCACCTTAAACTCCATACTGTCTGTTGAAGCAGGAGTTGCTAATAATCTGACATTCCCTGTTGAGATGTCAGCATCAAAGGTTGCCTCTGCTGAAGCACCTGTAAATATAGTACCATACTCAGTTATACTTGGTGTTGTCCCATCGTGAATTAATAGTATTTCAGTCATGTGATAGGTACTATCGGTTGAGTTAGTGACTTGAACTGTGTATCTAGCTGATCTAAATGTTGCTGAGGCAAAAGTATCTACAGCTACTTGTGTGGTTGCTGAGGTAGATGTCTCGGTAGTGTCAATACCATATTCTTCTATTTGCAGTCTGGCAGATGGGGATGTGTTGTTAATGCCCATTTTACCATCTTGTAAGATGCTGTATGCTTCTACTTGAGTAGCTTCTTGATTATCTGCTAAGAAACCAAATCTATTGGCATTTCCAGTACCAGTACCGAAATATTTTAGAGAAAATCCATAATTTCCTGAATCTGATGTTCCATTATGGTAAGTTGTCTGTCCATCTATTCTTAATATAACAACATCACTACCAGAACTACCTGCCCCCAATCTGATAGCTGTACCACCATTTTCGCTGACAAGTCTGAAGGTTGATGGGTCAGTTCCTAAGTCTAATGCATAAACTGGTGCAATTATCCCTATTCCCACCCTCTGAGTAGAACCATCAAACTTAACAAACTGATTGCCCTTACCATCGTAAATATCTAAGTCTCTAAAGTAAGTAGTGCCATCTGCATAACCATTCTCGTTGATCTTGACTGATGCTTCGGCAGGAACAGAGGTGTTTTGGATTGAGCCAGTTAGGTTAACATCTTGTGCTCTAACATCTCCTGTCACTACCAGAGTAGAGCCATCAAAGGTTAAGTTAGCCTCACCATTTATGCTGTCAGAGCCACTAGCAGTTAAGACACGATTATCAGAGAAGTTAGTGATAGCTGATATCAAACCTGAATTATCATCTTCCCAGACAAGGGTAGAGCCACTTGAAGGATATCTTAGTACCTGTCCTGCTGTACCACTTGAGTTAGGTAATGTGAAAGAGCCTGTAGAGATAGTGCTTGTTGAAGTGATGGCACCACTAGAGATAGTTCCTGCAAAAGTTGCACCTGTACTGGTTAATCTAAGAGGTTCAACACCAAACAATTCAAAGAATATTTCGCCACCACTTTTTACATTTTTCATAGCAAAGTGATTTGCTTCTGAAGAATGACTTGCACCATAAGCAATCATGTAGGCAGTACTTCCTGAATGTGCAGATGTTACCCATCTTTGTAGAGTGTAATTTGTGCTTGTAATGCCACCAATAGTAAGTGGTATGGCTGCAGCAGACCCTGTATCTGCTGTAATCTCTCCATCAATATCAATACCTGTTGATGTTGTTCTAAACTTTTTAGAACCATCGTAATACAAATCAACTGCACCATCGTCTATAGCACCTATTTTTAGTTCTGTTCCTGTAGAGTTTCTAACATAAAAATTAGTTGCATCTACTCTTAAGTTCCCTGTGCCAACATCCTTTATGTATGAGTTAGAACCATCGTGGTAGATTTGTAGGTCAGCACTAGCACCAAATCTAATCTTTTCGTTGTCGCCAAAGGAAGCATCGCCATTAATTTCTATACCACCATTAAAGGTTGCATCGTTAGTGACAGACAGCTCATCTGCTGTTACTAAACCAGATGAAGTAATCGCACCAGTTACACTTAATGGCAACGAAGATGTGATGGTGCTACTACCAATAGTTAATTGATGGTTGCTATTATTGGTTCTTCTCAGTAAGAAATCACCATTATATGAAGTAACAATATTGCTACCTGCCATAATAGTTTTACTGAAGTAAAAGATCGGTCTATCAGTATAGAAGTGAGCATAACTAGTATTTTGTGAGCCGATATAAATATTACCATGTTGTGTTTGGAAATTAAAAACATCAGTACTCTGTCCTACGACATTTTCTATATAAGAAGTAGAAGCAGTACCTAGTTGGATTCTGTCGGCTAAGACTGTACCTTCAAAAGTTGCATTTTGCGAAGTATCAATAGTTAGTGCTAGTGTGCCATTTGTCCCTATATAGACTGGAGCATTTGCAGTTGAGCCTGTACCAAGCAACAACCCCCCTACATTTGTACCAGTTGCCAATAAAGCAACCTTGCCACCTATAGTTTGACCAAATAAACTTACATTAGTAGCACTACCATAATATTTTAATAAGCCACTTCTGGTTTGACTGCCACTTGCATTATCAGCTACAACAAATGCAGGTTGTCCTGTAGAAACAGTACTGTATATATATGTTGAATTAACAGTAGAGCCTGCATTTTGTGTAAAACCACCACTTTGTGTTATGTTGCCTGCATTTACGATAGACCTGCCACTTGTAATGAAATCAGTACCACTAATATCAATAGCACCACTAACATTTATGCCATGAGAAAAATCAAACTCATCATTAGTTGCATCCCATAAGATAGTGGCATCTGTAGTTGAGTTGACAGCATCTTGGATGGTAATACCTGCACCATTGGCACTTGCTGATGTGTCACCTGCTCCATAATTAAGGGTGATGTTTTTATCCTCTACATCTAGGGTCGCAGTATTAAGTGTTGTGGTTGTGCCATTGACTGTCAGATCGCCTGTGACGATGACATCGTTACTAAAAGTAGCAACAGATGATGTGATATTTAATTGTTCGCTATCATCTACCTCAACAGAGAAATATGAATTAGCTAAAGTATTTGTTGGATCAGCTTCAAGAATTAAATTATGTGAATCACCTTTTATTCTGACATAAGCACTATCATCAGCATCTTGTAATTTTATTATTGGTGCAGAGTTATATATATGTAGAGCATTGTCAGGATTGGATGCTGTCCCAATACCTAATTTTCCTTGTGTTGGGGTGTTATCAATAAACAAGCCATAATGAATATTGCTTAAACCATCTATCCATTTATATTGAGCAATCTTAGTATTGGTGATAAATGTGCCACCTGTACCACTACCAGAAGATGAAATTAAGTCATCAAGATTATTGCCATCAAGCACAATCTTATCTGCTGTGATGGTGTTCTCTACTGTTAGGTTACCTGAGATGTCTAGGGTTGTGCCATTCCATGACAGCTTATCTTTTAGTGAAAACTGGCCTGCACTGTCAAAATATACAGATGTATCGGTATTATCAAAATTACCTGCCCCATAATACATTTTGGTAGCATTAAAGTTAAAACCACCAATAGAACCTTGTCCGATGTCTACTGTAGTAATCGGTGCTGTGGTGACATTGAAGTTATAGTCTGTAGTGTCAGATTCAACTCCTAAAGCATTGATAGCCGAAACCTTAGCAACATAACCACTTTTTAAAGTAATGCCATCTAAATAGAAATATGTGTCTTTAACCCTTCTATCGTATCTAACTTTAAGCCCATCCAATATCTGTACTCTAAATTCATAACTAGGATATTTAGTAGAATCTGTCCAAGTTAGCTTGGCTGGCTCACCATCTGTTTGTTTGTTAGTAAAAGATAGATTGGTTGGTGCTTCTACTCTGTTGCCAATCACAGGGTCTTGCCCTATGCCTATTACTTCATTATCGGGTGTCACATAACCATAAACAGCAGATTGATATTCAATAGCATTGACTGAGATATTCAAATCAGGGTTGATGACCATATTGGTGATTCGGTATTGCTCACTAGATAAATTCAGATTGCTATTGGTGATAGAAACAACTTCACCAACTTTAGCTTGTAAGATTTTAGGTGTAGCAACAAAAGAGATAGTCTTTTGCGATCTTGACCTTTTAAGCATAGCTTTAGCATGGTTGTAAGCTATTCTTTGATTGGTACAGAATGGTAGTTGTATTCTAGTTTCTAAAAGTTCATCACCATCGTCACCCAAGAAATCATCACCAGATTCGCCTGTGTAATAAGTAGTATCAGTTTCGTATTTCTTTTGAGCATTGTAGAACTCAGCCTCTACTCTGTTGTACTTAGCTTCTTTGTTTTCTAATGATAAGGTAATGCCAGATTCTAAAATATCATCTTCATCCAAGCTAACTACTGAGCTTTCTGTACCCTCTACTTTGATACTGTATTTGCCATTGGTATAAGTAAAGATACCTCGCATATTAGCAACTAATAATTTGGTATTTTCTAAAACAGTCTCATCAGTATCTAAAACACCATTGCAATCAAATCTAATTTGTGTTTCGGTAAAAGTACAAGTGGTATTAGAAGATATTGCAGTACCGACAGCACCATCTTCAAATCTTAATTTCAGCAATGCTTTGGCATTAGTGCCATCAATATCTATCTCTGTGACATCTTTATCTATTAGTTTTTTAGCTGAGACATAAGTAGTGACACCATCGGTGACAGTGTAAGTATTACCGATCTTAAAATTATTAAAATCATCTTCATTGGCATTGGCGATTCTAAGTATGTCAGTATTGGTGTTGGCATTTTCTACTACCACACTACTATGAGTTATGGTGTCTGCTGAGACATCGCAATCATTGGCAGAGGTACTAAATGATGCAGTATCAATGTCATTATTAATGTCTAAGCCTTTACCATATTCATCATCGGTTAAGTAATCTAATAAGCACAAAGCTGGGTTAGATGAGAAGCCTGTAGTTGCTGTTCTAGGGTCATAAACCTTTTTACCATTTACTACTACTGTTAGATTTGGTATGCCTGTAAACATACCTTGTATATCGTATTCGTAGTTACAAGCGATATAAGCGATGCCTGAGAGCTTGTGATTAGATGTCCATTCACTAATGATACCTTCAAGCATTGGGTCAGCAGATTGTGTAGTTGTCCCTTTGTGACAGTTGAAGGTCATTCTGGCATTGTCGCCTGTGCCAGCCCCACCTGTAATATTAGCTCGTTCAGCAGAAGTGTTACCCCAGAATGTGCCAGAAGTTCTAGTCTCACCACTTGGTCGGTAATTAATTCTAGTAGTACCATCAGAGATGTCGTAACCTTGACGATAGATATTTAAATCTTTAATGGTGCGACCATCAATCTGTAAGGATTCTAAATCAAAGCTATCTATCTCATGTCCTGCAATCGCATAGACGACAAAAAGTTCTTTGTTGTTGGTTGTGTTCATATACACAACTGTGCCTGCTACTCTTCTAGTTCCATAGATGACTGGCATACCAGCACCAGTGCCATACTTTTGTAGTAATATCTCAGCACCAGTTCGCTTAGCTTTCATGGCTTGTTTGTGTGCCATGACACCTTGTGCTACAGCTAAACCTAACTGTACTGCTGGTTTTGTTAAGAATTTAAATATTTTGCCTATAGCTTGAAAAACCTTAAATAAGGCTTCAACTGCTGGTGGAATGTTGCCCATCGGTATCATCTATTCCACCTCACTGATTCATTAGTTTCATGGGCAAAGGCAAGACCTTTGTCAGCACTTAAAGAGTTACGATCTGTGTAGGCATCTTGTGATGCTTGGGTAAACTTACGACCCTTTTTTATTTCCCAGTTTTTAAATTGTGAAGCTAATTCTAAATTAACTACAAAGCCTTGATTGGATTCTGATAAGTTAGCACTAGCGATTGTGCCTTTAAAATATTCGTAAGCATCTAAAATAGTTTCGTCACTATCCAAAAAAGCTACATACACTGTCGCAGTTTTATTCACATAATCCTGTGCTTTAAAGATATCTCTAACAGTGGTAGTGACATTATTTAAACTTACATTGAGGTTAGAGTATTCTAATGAGCCTGTTTCTTGCACTTCTGATATATCCATAAAGTTACCACCAGCTTCATAGGTATTGGAATCATAAGTTAAATCTTTGACATGATTGGTAGCTTTGATAGCTGTAGATGTATCTAATTTTAAAAGATGAGCAAGTCTAACACCTTCTGCTTGTATCTGTGTCAGTATGTCAGAACTTAAAGTCCTTGCCATTACAACACCTCTCTAACATCAAAAGATAGGGTGAAGAAGCCAGAAGCATCAGTGCTATATAACAAGTCATCTTGCATAAGTGCTACTTTAAAAGATGGTTTATTCACTGTGACTGCTTCGTTATCAACTACTGCATCTTGCAATGGTGGCTCAATAGCGATAGTGGCTTCGCCACTAGCATTAGAATCAGCATCGGCTGTGACCATGTATATTTTTGTATCGTTAGCAAACTTAATAAAATCACCAGCTTTCAGTACACCAGTAGTAGAAGCATTAAAACCATCCATAGCAATACTGCTAGAACCAATAGATAAAGCTCCATTGACTAAAATATCTGTTTCGCCTTTGTCAGCACCTTGATTGTCTAATGGATATTCAAAAGTGAAAGTCTCAAAACTACCTTTTTGTTTTGTTAGAAAAGCATAGAAAGGCATAAAGTCAGCTTGGTTCATCGGTGGCATTTGCACACTGAAGCTAAAATATTGTGCTGAGAACTGTTTGACTGATCTTTTGCCACTCAAAGTATAGGCTGTGCTATTGGGTCTGTTAGAAGCGAAATTAAACACTCTAGGCTTTTTAGTTGTTGGAAATGCACCACTCATTAGATTAAACCTGCCTTACCTTTTTGATTCATGGCCTGTGAAATCATTGCTACGATCTGATTTTTTCTTGACACTAATAATTCATCAAAGCCACTAGCATCAGTGGCTTGAACATTAAATGTGATTGAAGCTCCCATGCCCTGTCCTTTGGTGTGGTCAACAACTGTTTCATTAGGGTGCAGAATGGCTGGGAAACCACCCTTACCATCAATACCACCTGCTCTTGCTCCTAAACCTGTGAAACCACCACCATCGGCTGATGGTAATTCTATACCAAAAGAACCAGCTAGATTAGTTATACCTTTTCTAATTTGTATTCTTGCCAAATCTGCAAGAATTGATTGCACCATATCTTTAAAAGATAATTTACCTGTTTTGATGAAATCTAACATGGCATCTTCAGCAGACTTGAAAGCATTTTCAAATGATTTAGTCATCATTTGATCTACTGTTTCTTTGTTAAAATTCTCTAATGCAAGCTCCATATTTCTTATAAAAGCTGGTTTTTTTATTGTGTCGCCATCGCCAGTGCTTGTTGTTGTACCACCTGTAGGGTCAATAGGGTTTTCAAGTAAATCTTTTCTAATTTCGTCAATATAATCTCTTTGTTCTTGAAAGTTGACTTGTTGAAATCTGGCTTTTTCCATCTCAAGAACAATTTGCTCTTTAAGTAGTCTTTTTTCTTCATTCCTTTGACGAACCATATCTACAGTTAATCTTTTACCATCATTTTTGAACCTATTATTAACTGCTTGCATAGTATTCATTTCTGCCAGTTGTGCTTTTAATTTCTTAACTGTTTCAGGCTCTTCCATAACACCTAAACCAATAGCAATATCTCTAGCAGTATTGGCTATGCCTATCACAACATTAAATATTTTTTGAAAGCCCACCAACATAACATCAAGCACTTGCAGAAACTCTGTAGCTAGATATTGTCCTAAATTCTCAAAGCCCATATCCCCAATATCTTTATTGAGTTGTATGACGAAATCTGTGAAATCAGAAGATATTTTTTCAAGGGCTGGTGCTAAACCTGCTGTGAATTGATTAACGATCCCACCAATACCTGTTTTTAATCTTGTCATCTCATCAGCAAAATCTGCAACACCCTGTGCTGATTCTTGTGTTAGCACAGCTCCAAGATTCTCAGCATCTCTAAAAAACTCTTTCATGGCATCAGAGCCATTCTTCATAAGTGCAACTAAAGCTACACCTTCTGAATCAAAAAACTTAAATGATTGACGAACCATCTCAGATGCATCAGAAGTTTTGCTCATGGCATCTGAAACATCAAACAAGACATCTTCTATAGCTCTAGCCTTACCTGCACTATCAAATAAAGATATACCTAAAGCTGTTAATGTATCTTTAGCTTCACCAGTACCTTTTCTTGCTTCAGCTACTCTTCGGCTGAATCTTTGTAAGGCCATATCAGCAGTTTCGGTTTTGATACCAACTTGCTCTGATGCAAAACGAAATTTTTGTAAAAATTCAACACCGATACCAAGTTTTTGCGAAGTTTTAACTAATCTATCTATCTTGGCAGTTGATGTGCCTACAGCAACACCAATAGCACCAAGAGCTACAGTTGATGCTTTGGCAACACCCATGAAACTGTTTTGTATGAATTTTGTTTTTCTGTCTAAAACAGATAGGGCATGATTGATTTCGGCAAATTGCTTCTTGGTATTATTAACACCTTGCAGAACTATGTTGATTTTTTCTTTAGCCATCTTTTTGTCTTTCTTGCTTTATTTTAAAGTAAGCTATCCATAATTGGTATTCTTCAATACTCATTTCTTGAATTTCGGCTAAGGTTTTGTTAAGACATTCAGCTAAAGATAGCTGATTAAAGGTATGAGAATCTTCTTCTAATTTTTTTTTACGACTTCTGGCTCTTGTTGATTCATTATCTCATTAGCTACTCTTGCTAACACATCTTTGTCAACACTGTTTATCAAATCTTTTTTATCTTCTAAAGTGAAGAGCTGTTCACCTTTTTCATCTAAGGCTTTTAGCATGATTACATAAGCCAACATTTCTATAGAATCATCGTTGGCATATCGCATCAATTTTTTTGTTTCAAATAGATTTAATGGTTTGGCATAGATATCCAAATCCCACTCTGGTACATGAATTTTTTTAATATCAAGACTATTAAAATGAGCCTTAGCTCGTTCTATTGCTTTCATATATTAACTTTGGTCAGCAATACTTAAAGCACCTGTGCCTTGTAATGTAAATGATGTCTCTACTAAACCATCGTAAGATTGGTTGATTGATACACCTGTCACAATGCCTGTGCCTGATCTTTCCATATTGGTTGAGCCTGTGCCTTGTGATCTAAAGATACAAGCGACTTCTGAACCAATAGTAAGAGCATCTTGCCCACCATCATCATTATCAAATAAAGCATCAA